ATAGCTGCAGTTGGTGTTGAGCCTGATTTAATTACTAACTCACCACTAGAATTTGTTAAACTACCAAAAGTTGTACCCGCATCTTTAAGTGTAATATCTGCACCATCAGCATCTAATATAATGTCTCCACTAGAATCTAATGTAATATCTGTGCCGTCATTTGTAATTGTATCTAATGCAATACTTCCAATATTGCTTATATTTGCATCACCAAAATCTAATGCACCTGCAACTGTAAGTGTTCCTGATATATCTACATTACCATTTATATCAACTGTAGTAGCTGCTATTTGTATTTCTGTATCTGCTACTAAATCTAATTGTCCATCTGTAGATGAATTAATATATATTGCAGTATCTCTAAATTGTAATTTTTCTGTACTAGCTACAAGTATGTCATCTGAAAACTCAAAGTAGTCTTCGTCTTCCATCCATTTTAATACACCATCACTTGTCTCACCATCAAAGGTAATTGTAATATCTGTACCTGCTGTACCCGCACCAAATGTTAATGTGTTGCCTAATAGCTTTGTTATTGGCCCACCTTCTGCAGCAGTACCATCATGCGTGTGACCTGTACTGGCAGCGAATGCCGCTAATAGTTGGTCAAACTCTAGATTAAAATGTGCTGCTTCAATAGTAGCACCATCAACAATGGTAGCCGAACTTTGTCTAGTATAAGTTGCACCCATAAATTATCTTCTTCCTCCTGCTGTAAATTCTAATTCAAATCCCTTTAAAGCTACGGGACTATTGTTTGTTGCGTCTAATATTTTAGTGGCGACTGTGAATCCACTTCCTTCTACTGATTGTCTTATTAAGTTAGAACCTAAAGAACCATACACTGCAAACCCATAAACAGATGAGTTTAATCCATATTGTGCTATGTTACCTGTAGCTTCTAAAGTATAAGGCTCTGGTTGTGCTACGTTAATATCACTAAAATCATATTCTAATAAAAAACTAGATGCTAATGTTCCTGTTGGATTTATATTCCAAATAACCTTTTGCATGTTTTTTCTAATACCTGGGTCTCCCATAGTCATATCAGGTGAACGATATATAGAACTTATATTTGTAGTAGAATCTGCTCTTGTAAACACATTACCTGATTCTTGCTTATACACATAACCATCATATCCTCCATGAATAATAGTTTCTGTATCAGAAATAAAATCAGAATCAGTGCTAGAAACTTTTAATGCTTTAATATCTGCATATTCAAATCCTAGTGAGCCTGTATTAGGATTAGCTTTAATAACAGATAGTAAACCTCTTGCTCCGTCTTCTGTTTGTGATGTACCAGTAGGAAAGAATATTCTGTATTGAGATTTACTTCTAATAACAAGAGAATTAATATTATGTGTAGTTATCTCATTAATTCTTTTTTGTACTTGTTTAGATACTGTTCCTAATTCTGTATCATCAATTCTTTCTGTTCCTGCAATAGTTCTTAATCCGTCTGGTGCTAAGAATATTACATCACCACCTAATTCTTGAATACTCCTACCATCTACACATCCTATGTTTCTTGTAACTGGTGTTACTGCAAAATTAGCAGATGATGTTCCTGTTATTTTAAATATTTTATCTTTGCCAAATACAATTAAACTATTACGAAAAGTTCTAAGGCCTACAATCTCTGTATCAACTTTAATTGTTCCACCACCTGTACCATTAGTAAAACTATTAGTTTCTGTCGGACCCATAAAACTAATTTGTTGTACATTGGTTGGGCCACCTGCAAAAAATATGTGATTCTTAAATATTTCTACAAACTTAAAATTAGCAGTTCCACTAGCACTTACTACGCTTGTGCTAAAAGATGCGTTTAATATTTGGGGACTAGATGTGCCTGTAGCAATAATAATTTTATCTGTGCCATCAAAGTTAAATAATCTATGTTCATAGTTTTGTGTAGGTGTTCCTAAACCTGTTATAGTAGATGTCCAACTACCAGAACCTGCACTTGCTCTATGTATACTACCACCTCTACCCGCTAATACTACATCATTAAATATTGCACTAAAGACAACTCTTTCAGATGAAGAAGAAACTTGTGGAACTATATTAGTATTAAAGGTTGTAGTTCCTAATATTTTTTTATAACCACCTTCAATGTCTGGCTCAAAGTTTTGTAGTTGTAGTGCTTCACCAGGAGACATAGAGAACACATCTTTATTTAAGATTAATCCTCCACCCAAACTAACAACTGAAGGTTGTACTTGTGCCATTCTATGTAAAAGTTAAAACAGAAGTATTGCTTGTTGTTCTAGATGTTGTATTTAGATTTACTCTTGTATCTTTCATGTAATCTTGTTTATTTAACATCTCTGTTCTAATTCTTTGTACCCCTCTCTCATATTCAGCATTTGCAATATTTGCCATAGGTACATCATTTCTTAATTTATATAAATAATATTTTGCCCTATTAACTACTACATCTGCATATATATCAGGTAAGTCTAAGGTATCTGTAGCTGCAGATAACTCTGTGTGTGTTTTAAAATATTCATATTCTACTGTGTAAAAATCACCATCAGGTATTGGTGATAAACCGAAACTTAAATGGTCTTGTGTTCTATATACAAATAAAGGTTTACCATATTGAGAATCATTATTGTTTTCATCTTTAGTATATAGTCCTTGTAAGTATGCATCATAGCTTACATAAGCTAAGTGAACAGGCACTTCATCTTGAGATACTCTAATAAAATCTATATCTAAATTATCTGATGATGAATTAGCTAAACCAATAAACACAGAACTTGTGGTAGGTGTAAAATCTGTAGATAATATCTTTCCATTACCTGTATCTGTAACACTAATTGTTTCTGATAAAACTTGTGTGCCTCCAGATGATGTTCCTACTTTTAAGGTGATAGAACTTCCACTAGAACTTGGGTCCATTACTCTAACAGTTATTCTATGCTTTTTGTTTGCAACTGTTGATATAGATTGTGTTGCTTCTGCAGAATTTAATCTTAATCTTCCATTGCCTGTTGAATTATATGCGGGAGTTCCACTAACAGTTGTCCAACTAGTTATGTTAGATGTAAACTCACCATTAGTAATTCTTTCGGTTGGTCTAATTCTAAAACTATCAAAGTCTGCTTTTCTAAATGCTGTAGGAAAAGTGTACTCTTGTTGTCCTGAAAATGTTACTTGTGTATTATTAGTATGTAACCAAGGCCATTCTATTTCAGACATATATAATTCATTAACTGCTTTATTAATAAAATTTTTAGCAGATGTTTGTATGCCTCTGCTTGAAGTAAAGTTAGAACTTGTTAGTTCTACTTCATTCAATTCATTTAAAGCTAGATTAGTTAATGCTAAATATGTTTTTGTCCCTGCCATTTTTTTGCCTCTATTTCATTTAATATTTTAGTTATTTCTTCTTGTGTCATACACAATGTTGCAGTATTTTTTATATCGAATTTTTTAAATTGATATTCTATAGATTCTTTTATTTCTTTTTGATATCTTACTAAAAAATTATTACAGTTTTCTAGGTTTGAAAAATCAATAAATCTATATTGAAAAACTTTTGGGTAAATTTCTCCATTTAATAATACTATTAAAGTTAGAAAAAATTTCATAAAATAGGAAGGGGCATAAACCCCTCCCCATATTCTCTATTATGCAATAGATACTTTTTGTGCTTCTGAATCACCTTCGCCATCAAAATCAGCAAGTACACAGAATACACGGACTTTACAGTCCACTGCACCTGTTGCAATTACTAAATCGATAGTATCAGCGGCAGCATATACACCATAACCGATAGATGTTGTTCCCATTGAACTATCACCTGCTCTTGCTCTGGTTACTTCCATACCTGCAGTTGCTGTTGAAGCTGAAACGTATCTATCTACGTCTGCTCCATCACCAAGAGATAATGTTCCAGAGTTACCTGCACCGTCAGCAGTTAGGACATCCATACCTGCATACAAACATAAAGTGTTTGCAGGAACTTCGATTACTTGTACAACATCACCTGCTGCGTTAGTGAAAGAAGAAAAGTCCACAACTTGTGTGACCATTCTTACAGGCTTACCTACTGGTAGACTAGCTGCAGAAGAAGTATTACCTGTTACTGTTAAAGTTGCCATTTAATTATCCTCCTATTAGTCTATTAAAATGTGTGAAAGAACTAAAGCATTGTCTCTTAATACTTTTCTTCCAAACACGTGTAAACCTCTAACTACATCTGAGAAAGATTCAGGGTGTCTAATTACCTCAATCTTTGCAATGTGATTAGCTGTTGCTGTAGATGACATATGACCACCTAATACTTTAAAGAAGTTCGAAGTTGAACTTGCTGCAAAGTTGTTTGTCATGTATACATCCATGTTCATGATTTTACCGCTAAGCACTTTACCATTTCTTAATGGTGCTGCGTTACCGGTTGTATCACTCATTAGCTTACTGTTTGCTTGACCTAGTTGCTCTACAAACTCAGGACCTGCTAAGAACCATCTGTTCTCCTCAGGTACATCGGCTGCATTAAGCAGTCTGTTATGCTTTGAGATTGTGTCTACTGGGTCTACTTCACTTGAACCGAAACCAACATCTTGGTCTTGGCCAGAGCCTGAGTCTGCTCCTAGTAAGTGGTCAGGTGAAGATGAACTTACACCTGCTACCATTGCTGCGATTACGTTTTTGTCGTACTCATTCTTGAGTGCATAAGCACCAGAAGAAGTTGCAATTGATTCAAAGTTAACATGAGAATGTCTTTCCTCAATGTCATCAACTTTAAATGAAAATGCGTTTGCTTGGTCGACAACAAGTTGGATTTGGTCATCAACGATATCTTGTGTGTCAACGACTGCTCCTCTTGAATACGCACTAACAGTAATAGTAGGTTCTTTGATTATATTGACTGTGTCACCGAAGTTTTCAATTTCACCTGCATAGTCAGTATTAGTAATTGCTTCTACTACTGATGCGGTTCTAAAAAACTTCTGGACTTTTTGGGAATAGATAATCGGGCTAAAGTTACCGTTAGCTAGATTATTATGTCCTGAAGTGCTTGAAAAAGCCATGTTATCGTCTCCTATTATTTACTTTAAAATTGATATGAGTTAACTATTTATACGATTCTACCTTCTCTGTGAGCCTTATCAATTTCGTCTTCAAACTTAGCATACTCTTCGGGCTTCATTTTTTTGATAGCATCCCA